CATTCCAGAAGTACTCAGTTGCGTTCAACGCGACAACCGAGTCTGACTTTTCAGCAACGAGCCCGTTCTCTTCGATCCACTTGAAAAAGTCTGGTGACAGGTGACGGGCTCGAAGTCCAGATGGATGCAGCTGAACGGGCATCGGCACATCACCGTTGATTGCTCTGAAAGCATCAGCCCGCGCCCGGCCCTCGTGACTTTGGACCGTCACCTTCGTTGGCGTGTCTGGTTCGCCATGGACACGGATGATGAGGAACGGCGCCGCCATTGGCTTCCCATCCCGAATCAATGCTTCTAGTTTCTTAGCATCGTCACTGCGGTCTGCTGTCATGGCGAGTTTACGGAACACGGAAGGTTTAATCCACGCCACCGCACCCATGTACAGAATGTTGGCACCCATTGGGGTGGCACCTAGTCCCTTCTCGTTGTCGAACTTTACGCCGCCAACCGTGAAGGACCCATCAACATTGCCAGGAGATGGAGCGGATTCGGTGAGGAATTGCTTGAACGTGATCATTCCGTATTTACATTACAACCGTTACAGATTGGTTGTTTACTTTTCTCGGGATCGTGTTAAGATTTCTCCATGCTCAAACACGAGACCGTCATGAACACACGATCTTACGAAATAGTTCCTGTTTTGACCGAATGCGCCGCGTGTTATGCGGCCATCCTGATGAAAATGGCGAGATCGTTGATGAGGGTGGCGATCCACGTCCCTTTTACCAGCGCAGCGACGCGGTGGAACGCGGTGAACATTGGGTTGAAACCGCAGAATTTTGAGGTCACCATGAACAACCTGCACATCAAGCGAATCGTTAAGATCGAAGCATGCTTCACGGCGCGTCAGTGGCAACTGTACGACGGCGATCAGATCATCTCGGCATGCGTTGCTGGTGAACTGAACCGTGAAATTGAGCGTTGTGTCAACCTCGGCTATGCCAAGGAAGACACGAGCCGCTTCGTTCGCTCCGTGATGCGTCAACGCGCTGAGTTCGGTGCCGACGACACCGAACCTCATCGCTTCCTCGAGCAAGTGCTCGATGAGATCTACGGTCAACCTCTGGAGTTCTGAGATGATCGTTGAAATCAACACCCTCCATGGGCTTTGCGTTCCTGAGGGTCGCATCGACGACACGGTGAACTCGCTGGTCTTTCAACTCCAAGAAGGCTTCGGTATCACCCCCATCGGCCAACATGAATTGGTGCAGGGCATTCGTCTCGCCGTCAAACAAGGCCGACTGAAGGACATCCAGTTCCGATTCCACGAGTTCATCGTTCCGGTTCTCCCAGATGGACAACTCATGGTTTGGCCTGCTGGTTTCCCTGGCGATCAAATGGATTCCTATCTTTCACAACTCATCTGAGGTCACAATGAACGCTCACGCCACCTACGTCAAGCGCCTGCGCGGCATCCAAGCAACGCTCAATGATGCCCTGATCAAGCACACCAAGGCCCTTCTGGAAAACCCGTCGCACGCAATGGAGTGGGGCGACCACGTCTTCAGTCTCGCTGCCCGCGACGCCATCGTCAAGCAGCTGCTCGCTGCGCTCAATGATGCCGAGCACAGCGTGACTCTGCAGACGGCACTGGAGATCCTGCAAGAAAACCACCGCAACCAGGCCCGCTACATCAACAACTACAGCACCTCGCCGGCCAAGAACCTGATGAGCCAACACCGCCTTGCCGAACTGACCCAGGAAATTGAGTTTCTGGAGCGCTTCATCAAGCATGAAGCGAAGAAGGGCTAAGACAGCAAACCTCAACGTTCACCGTCAGTGGCACCCTGTACGACGCATTACTGAAGCTGAGTGCAACGGTGGCCACCGTTGTGCACACCTACGGCCGCCACGGACATGTGGTCATCAAAGAAGAAGATGACGAGATGTCGAGTACGCGTGTTCTGGGGTGGGAGCGTGAAAACGGCTTCACTCCCTTCCTGACGATCAAACTGGAAGACGCCCATGCCTAATACGGCGACACTCGCAGCGTTTGCTGAAAATCAAGCATTCTCTGAAGCAGGTCTCTATGGAGCGCAAAATGCCTGAAGGCCCAGAAGTCAAAACGATTGCGGAATCGCTGAAGTGTCTTGAAGGCAAACGCATCACACAAGGTTTGGTGGTGTCGGGGCGGTACATGCGCGCCGCCATTCACGGCTTGGAGTCGCTCGCTGGCACGGTGCTCAAGCACCTCAGTGTGAAAGGCAAGCTCCTCGTCTTCCACATTCATGGTGATGAGCCGTTCGCCATTCTCAGTACCATGTGCATGACCGGTTGGTGGGTCGTGCTGGAAACCAAAGACCACGAGTGGGACAAGTACCGTCGCATCGAGCTTCAGTTCGAAGATGGCACAGTAGCTGCATTCTTCGACCCACGAAACTTTGGCACGTTCAAGGTTGTTTCACACACCGAAGCCAAGCGAAAAATGGCTGAGCTCGGTCCCGACATCATGATGTCGCAACACCTCTGGAATGCGGTGGCCATTCCAGACTTCGTAGCTCGTGTCAAGCGCTTCGGGCGAAAGCAGACACTTGCCGAAGGGCTCCTGGACCAACGAATCGTGTCTGGCTGTGGGAACTACATCCGTGCAGACGCAATGTACCTGGCGCGCCTGGACCCCAATTTGGAAATGGCGCGAATGTCTGAAGACCAGCTGCGTCTGATCTGGCACTGGATGAATCGCGTGGCTACGTGCTCGCATGAAAATACAGCGCTGCATGGAAAAGGCCCATACGAAAACTTGGTGTATGGGCGCACCTTCTCACCAGACGGTCATGAAGTCAAGTGCTTCACTGACAACAATGGCCGAACGGTGTGGTACTCACCAGAGGAGCAACAATGATCCGATGTTTTTACGTGACCTGGTGCATTCTGATATGAACATTCCACAAGGATATGCATATTGTCCCGTGTGTAATGGCACAGGGCATGGGCGCGTTCTGTCTGAGCAAGAACGCAAAATGTGGTTCAATGCTGGTAAAACGCACGAAGAATGCAGGAACTGCGGGGTCAAACCATGATGGGTAAAGCTCTCGGGTATACACCTATTGACCCAAATACGGGTCAAGGCTGCATTCACGAATACACGGGGCGTCAAGCGGGCCGGTGTTACTATGTCTACAATTGCACGAAGTGCAGTTTCAAGTTTGACATAGACTCTGGTGATTAAATGAATACTGCGTATGTTGTGCTTACGATCGAACGTGAGCGTGGATGGGGAGCAAAACCAGATGGATACCTCCAGATGGATACCTCGTCTTCCTGAACGAGGATTCCGCTATGAAGTACATCCACGACAAAACTAAGGATCGTGATCCGTATAACGTACCAGTTTACTACATTCAGTACGACCCGATCGGCGAAAGACCATGCTCACTCGATTTTCAACTGGCGATTGCCGCAACAGATCGTGGTTTTCTGCACGTCGACCGGCTCAGTGAAATGTACTGGTCAAAGGAACAGCGGGATCAAAAGTACCGGCGGGTTTAACCTCTACCGGGCTTCCATCCATCAAGTGGTTCCTTAAGCATTTTGGTTTCACCGGTGTCTGGATTATGAAACCACTTGCGCCCTTTGACAGCTGAAGGTTGGTTGACGAAATGATGCTTCCCAGAAGCGTATCTTTCTGATTGACGCTTAGACTGTTCTTCGCACCAATCTGCCGGTCTAGATACACCGAACATACCATTACCGGCCCCAGAAACCTTCTTAGAGTGCTGTTCGCGTTGTTCCTTCGTCACAAAAGTAGCTTTGCCCTTACGCATTTCACTTATCGCGGCCCGCTGGGCGTCGCTCTTCTTTAACTTAAGAAGAGTTTCTTCGCTGAAAGAAATGTCGGTGTCGCCTCCCGTTTGGAGGTTCATACACAGCGGGTTCTTCAATAACTCTACGGTTACGAGTTTTTCTTCTGCAGCACTTGCTTCTTCCCGGGTATTGAAGAATTCGATGATTATTTTGGTGTGATTTTGACGCCCGTGCTTCTTGAGCGATCGAAGAACCCGTTTCCCGGTGCCCATGTACCCGTCATTCAGGTTATTGGTGGAGTGAATACCATAGTAAAATTGACCAGTGCTTTTACTGATGATCACGTACAGGTAATTGTATTTGGTTGGGGTGATTGGCTTCATACACGTATTTATCTGTCCTAGACGAAATCGAACACAATGGCAAATACAAAACAAATCGAACAAGAATACAAAGTTCTTGACGAGATTTCCCATGTCAGACAGCGCACTGGCATGTATGCTGGCAGCACTGAGCTTCAGACTTCGTCTGAGTGGGTGTATGACCCAGCAACGAAGAAGATGGTCAAGAAAACCATCTCTTACATCCCAGCTCTCGTCAAGATCTTCTCTGAGATTCTCGATAACGCGATCGACGAAGGCCGCCGGGCACCCGAAGTACTGGACAGTATTCGCGTCGAGTTCGATCCTGACGGCACCATTTCTGTCAAGGACAACGGTCGTGGTATTCCAGTCGAGATCCATCCACAAACCAAGACTTACGTTGCGGAGACCGTGTTCTCCAATCTTCGCGCTGGCTCGAATTTCAACGACAGCGAAGATCAACAACTGATCGGCACGAACGGTGTTGGTAGCACGCTGACGAACATTCTGTCGACGTCCTTCAAAATCGAGTCTTGTGACGGCAAGAAAGTTCTCAGGCAAGAGTTCCGCGATGGTATGCGCACTCGCTCCGAGCCGAAGATTTCGCCTGACACTCTGAACCGCACGAAGATCACGTTCGTTCCTGACTACGCATTCTTCAAGCTCCAGGGTCTCGACGCTGACCACGCGCTTAAGATGACGAAGAAGGTCGTCGACGCAGCGGCGTGTAATCCAAACATCAAGTTCTATGTGAACGGTGATCGTATCATGGTGCGAGACTTTGGTGACTACATCGCCCTGTACGCCGATGAGTACGTGTACGATGACACCGACGATTGGAAAGTTGGCATCAGCTACGGTGACGGCTTCGAGGCCATCAGCTTCGTGAACTCGGTCGAGACCTACCAAGGTGGCACACACGTGTGGTACGTCATGGACCAAATCACAGATCGTCTACGCGAGTACTTCAAGAAGAAGTACAAGGTTGAAGTCAAACCGGCCGATATTCGGAACCACATGCGCGTCTACATCAGCGCGAACGTGAACCGTCCGAAGTTCTCCTCGCAGACGAAGGAAAACCTGATCAGCCTGCCTGGCACGTACAAGACTACTTGGGCTGTGCCTGACAAGTTCATCAACAAGCTCGTCAAGAGCCCCATCATCCAGTCCGTGCTGGACTGGGTCGAGGCCAAGAACCGGGCCGACGAACTCGCAGAG